AGCGCAAGCCGACATCCCCAAGACTGTCGAAGACCAGGCCGAACTCAAGAACGCACTCGAGGTGGCCAAAAGCCAGGTGTGGAACAAAGGCCGCGACCTGAAGCTGGCCATTCAGAATGCAGTGCAACAAGCCGCAACTGAGGCTGGTGTCGATGTGTCGGTACCTTCGCCACAGACCACTGACTACCTGGTGCGCGTCGGCCTCAAGGACGCGCTGTTTGCACTCGAGCAAAACCCCAACGCGATTGGCTGGTACGACGAGAAAACTCGCCAGGCATTGGCCGTCATGGCACTGGTTCACCCAGAGATTGCGACAAACGAAGATGCACGCTTTGCATTCACTTGGGCGCTGGCTGTCACATCCAACGGCTTGAAGGTCGACAAGAACTTTGAACTGGCCGAAAAGGCGTACAGCTACTACAAAGAAAACAAGGTCATGCCCACCAACATCAAAGGTGGCCAGGCCCAGGGCGCGATCAATGACTCGCTTGCCTTGTTCAACGAATTGGTCGGAGCCTGGGGCATCAAGAACCTGCGCCAGTTCATGCAGACCAACTTCACCGTGGGTGAGATCAGCGCGATCAGCAAAGACCTCAAGCCAGGCGGTGAGCACGCAGACACCATGGTCAAGGGCGCGGCCATCATTGGCCCCAAGATTGGCAACGGCTTTTTCTCCAACCTGTACGGCGACTTTAGTTCCCTCACGATGGACCGCTGGCTGGTCCGCACCTGGGGCCGCTGGACCGGTACGCTTATCAAGAGCCTGCCCAAGCATGTGGAGACGGCCACCAACCGCCTGAACTCAGCAATCCGTAGCGCAACCCCAGAACAGGCCACACGCCTCTCTGAGGTCATCGGCATGGACATTGCCAACACCGAGGTCAATCGCCTGGCTGATGCCATCCAGAAGGCCTCCATGGACCCCAAACTGCGCGAGCAGATGAACGAGTCCAAGGTTGGCGAAGAGATCCGCAAGGCGGGCAACAGTTTGGCCAAGTACAACGACGGCCAAAAGGAAGCACCGGCTGGCCCACACGAGCGCACCTACATCCGCTCCGTCTTTTCCCAGATCCTGGCTGAGTTGCAGGCTGATCCAGCCTATGCCGACCTGACCATGGCCGACTTGCAGGCCGTGCTCTGGTATGCAGAGAAACGACTCTACGAATCAGCCAAGGACAATAATGTTGACCAAGAGTCAACAGACGGGTATAGTGATGAAGATGCCCCAGACTACGCCAACGCCGCCGCAGGTGTTGCGCGTACCTTGGGTGTTTCCGATCGCAAGATCAACAACGCATTGAAGAAGGAGTCCAAAGATGAACGCGCAAGACGAGCACGACTACAAGATGAGCAAGCGCAGGTCGCTGGAGGGGAGCAAGCAGAAGCTGGAGGCTTTACTCAAAGAGAAAAACGGCTCTTTGCAGGCGCAGTCGCCACCAGAATTGCAAGATCCAATCGAAGCGGCGATCAAAAACAATCCTGGTCTTACACGGCAAAAAGCAGTGGAGATGGCGGAAAAGTTCGGGTTCTAAAAAGCCAACTTGTCACCTACTCACAAGAATGGAAAGCAGGCGCAGGCCTGGCCCGCGTGTACCGCAACAACGGTATCACGGTGCCCAAGTTCTACGAGTTGGAGCAAGGCAACGCACAGAATGCACAACGATTCTCTGAGGCCATCACAGCCAGCAAACAAGCCAGTGGCGACATGGGTGCGGCTGTCTTCGTCTACCCGGTCGAAGACTACCAAGGCATGCGCCTGTTCTTGTCTGAAGACGGCAAGTCCGGCGTCGCTGTCAAACCCGATGGCGACATCGTGTCGGTGTTCTCGCAAGCTGGCGCTGGCCGCTCTGTCATGGAGTTGGCTGTGGCCGCAGGCGGTACCAAGCTGGATGCATTCGAGACGATCCTGCCTGAGTTCTACGCCGCGCACGGATTCGTTGCGGCTTCGCGTTTACCCTGGGATGACACCCAGGCGCCCGAAGGCTGGAACAAAGAAGCGTTTGCCGACTTTAACAATGGCGAGCCGAATGTCGTATTCATGGCCCTTGACCAGTCGTACTACGGCTGGCACAAGATCAGCGATGGCAAGAAGTCCAAGACCTATGACGACGCCGTCGCAGATCAAAACCGCGCTGTAAAGCGCAACAAGAAAAGGAGAGAAGATAATGGAAAACCCGCAGTCTTTGCCCAATCAGGAACCGGAGCAGGCGGCGTACAACGCCTACGAGCAAGCGATCTCGATGTTGCCAAGCGATACGGGACAGCCAGGGATGGAGCAACTTCAGTCCTTGGTATCCACTATTCAAAACAACCTCGGAATAGTCTTGCCGGATTCGCCTACGGAACAGGCTTAAAAGGCGCAGAGGCTGGCCGTCTGGCTGGCGCTGACTCTCGCCTATCCAACCGCATCCACTTCTATGTGGACACCGGCAATGGCGTACGCCCTGAAGCTGGTGTTGGCGGCAATGTGCATGCCGTCTACCTGGACAACCTATACGACGCGGCGGCTGACCCGCTTGGCCTACGCGCCCAGGCATCGGCCAATGGCCGTGATGACCGTGGCCAATGGTTCAACGCGGTCGAGTCCGCAATCCTCGATGCTGGCTTTGATGGCGTCTACATTCCTGCCGCCCAGGGCGAGCAAGGTGTGGCCGTATTGCTTGGCCCACAGCACAAGGGTGTGCCGGTCGAACAGCATGGCATGCACGCAATGCCTGCCGCAGGCGCGTATACGCCCCCTGCAAGCACCAAACGCAAGTACGCCATGCTCACCCCTGAGATCCGCAAATTCGAGGCCCAGGAGGCTCAGATCAAGGCGGCGGCACCATCGGCTGACCTGCGCTCTGGCACGCTGACATTTGACGAGGCTGACGCCGAGGCGGTGGCCAAGTTCTTTCCGCCTGCCGCACAAGCCCAGCCACTGCGCCAAGAAGAGCGCGGCGGCTTCGATCCGAAACGATTGACCACAATCCTCAACGAGAAGGCGGATATGTCCACCTTCCTGCATGAGACTGCGCACTTCTTTTTGACGGTTTACGCTGACATGGCCGCACGGCCTGACGCCACCGAGCAGAACAAGCAAGACATGCAGACCATCCTGGATTGGTTTGGCATCAAAGACCTGGCCACCTGGAATGCGCTGTCGCTCGATGAGCAACGCAAGTACCACGAGTCATGGGCCTACAACTACGAGATCTACCTGTTTGAAGGCAAGGCGCCAAGCGTGCAAATGCAATCGATGTTTGAGCGATTTAGCGCCTGGTTGCGCCGCGTGTACAAATCGATCCGCGACGAACTCAATCAGATCTACCGCCAAGAAAACGGCGAAGACCTGCCAATCCTGACCGGCGAAGTCCGCCAGGTGATGGACCGCATGCTGGCCAGCGAAGAGCAGATCAAGCAGTCCGAGGCAGTCAACAGCATGGTGCCGATGTACCAGACCCAGGAAGAGTCCGGCATGTCCGACGAAGAGTGGGCCGGGTACCAGGCAATGATGGCCGAAGCCACAGAGGCATCGATAACTGAGTTGACACAGGCAAGCCTGCGCCAATTGAAGTGGCTGGGCAATGCTCGCTCTCGCGTGCTCAAAGAGATGCAGGCCAAGACGGCTGACATCCGCAAGGGCGTGCGCGAAGAGGTGGCCGCAGAAGTGCAAGAGGACCGTGTCTACACAGCCATGGAGTTCTTGAAGCGCGGCATCACCAAAGACGAGAACGGTCAAGACATCCAGGCATTGACTGGCCACAAACTCAAGATCGCTGATGTGAAGGCGCTCTACCCTGAAAGCAAAGAGTCGCTGACACCTGCACCTGACCTGGCCAAACTTGGCTATGGCAAGTACGGCATGCTGGCCGAAGAAGGCCTGCCGCCTGACCTGGTGGCATCGATGTTTGGTTTTGACTCTGGCGATCAGTTGGTGCGCTCATTGCTCGAGGCCAAGCCGATCAAAGAAGAGATCGATAACCGCACCGACGAGCGCATGCTGGCCGAATACTCTGACCTGCTGGACCCTGCCAGCATCGAGTTGGAAATCCAGAAGGCATTGCACAACGAAGCACGCGCCCGCTTTGTGGCCGTCGAGTTGCGCTACCTGGCCAAAGCAACACAGCCTGCACGCTTGATGATTCAAGCCGCGAAGACTGCGGCCAAGTCAATCATCGGCAACAAGGTGATCAGCGAGATCCGTCCGCGTGACTACACGCTGGCAGAGGCACGCGCCGCCAAGGAAAGCACAAAGCAATCCAAAGCTGGCAAGATCACCGAGGCCGCAAAAGCCAAACAGAACCAACTGCTCAACAACCAGTTGTCGCTCGAGGCAGTCAACGCACGCAAAGAAATCGACAAGGCCATTGACGGCTTTGCCAAGATTTTCAAAGGCGATGCAAAGATGGCCAAGAATCGCAACATTGATTTGGTCAACGCCGCACGCTACATCCTTGGCCACTACGGCCTTGGCCCGCGTGATGTCGAGCCTGCAAAGTTTGTTGAGCAACTCAAGTCATACAACCCAGACCTGTATGCAGACATCGAGCCGATCTTGCTCGAGTCGACCGGTGGCCCACGCAACTACAAGAAGTTGACGCTCAACGAGTTCCGCGAAATGAAGGAGATCGTCGACGCGTTGTGGTACCAGTCCAAGCGTGAGAACGAGGTGATGATTGAAGGCAAAGCAGTTGCTCTCGATTCGATCATTGCAGAACTCAATGCGCGACTTGATGAGATCGGCGTGCCTGAAGAGGTTGCCGGTGAGCGCATGGCGCCTGGTCCAAAAGAGAAGGCCATCCGCGCCCTGTACAACGCCAAGGCATTGACCCGCAAGGTCGAGCACTGGGCTGATGCAACAGACGGCCCTGGTGGTCCTGGTCCATTCACCAACTACATCTGGCGCCCACTGCGTGCCGCGCTTGACCAGTACCGCGTCGATCGCAATCGCTATGTCAAAGACTATGTCGACATGATCGCCAAGCTGGATCTGCCAGTGCAAAAGATCAACGCGCCAGAACTGAATTACACCTTCGGCAATGAGAACGGCGGCATCGGTAAAGCAGAGGTGCTTGGCGCCTTGATGCACATCGGTAACGACGGCAACATGAAGAAGCTGATTGCTGGCCGCAACTGGGGTCAAGTCAATGAGGATGGCTCGGTCGACACGACGCGCTGGAATAGTTTCATGAACCGCATGATCGACGAAGGCGTGCTCACAAAAGCAGACTTCGACTTCGTGCAAGCAACCTGGGATCTGAATGAAGAACTCAAGCCTATGGCGCAAGAGGCGCATCGCGAGATCTTCGGCTACTACTTCAAAGAAGTCGAGGCTCGCCCAGTGGTTACACCGTTCGGCACATACCGTGGCGGCTATGTTCCTGCGAAGACTGATCCGTTCATAGTTCGCGACGCACAGCGTCAAATGAAGATGGAGGAACTCGAGGCCGACTTCCGCAACTCGATGCCAAGCACTGGCGCCGGGTTTACGAAGTCTCGCGTTGAGTACAACAAACCTCTGTCACTGGACATTCGTGTGATGGCCAAGCACATCGATGATGTGATCCGCTTTGCACGCGTACAGCCTACGATCCGCGACACACTCAAAATCATTCGCAAGCGTGACTTTGCAGACACGATCACGCGCATTGACCCGACTGTCATCGAGGACATGATCCTGCCATGGCTCAATCGATCTGCTCGTCAGATCACGAGCGAGGTCGGCATGAACCGAAGCATTGACAACTTCTGGCGTGCTGTCCGCACTCGCACTGGTATCGGCATCATGTTTGCCAACATCACCAACGCGATGCAACAGGTGACTGGCTTCTTCCCTGCATTGCTCAAGGTCGAAGGCAAATACATGAAGACGGCCCTGGTCGACTACATGAAGAGTCCAACAGCACAGGCTGAGTTTGTTGCTGAGTTGTCGCCATTCATGGCCGATCGCATGAGCAATCAGATGATCGAAGTGCAGGACATGATGAACGACCTGCTTATCAACCCAACCAAGTTCGACAAGATCCAGAAGTGGTCCAACAAGCATGGTTACTTCTTGCAACAAGCCTTCCAGAACTTTGTCGATGTCGTGACCTGGGTCGGCTCGTACAATCAGACTGTCGCAGAGTTGGGCGCAGATGTTGATGAGAAGTCAGCAAGCAACGAGGCCATCAAGCGTGCAGACGCCGCAGTGCGTATGACGCAGTCCAGCCTGTTGCCTGAAGACTTATCTGCCTTTGAGGTTGGATCGCCGTTCTACAAGACGCTGATCCAGTTCGCTGGCTACTTCAACATGATCGCCAACTTGAACGCCAACGAGTACATCAAGATCTTCCGAGACATGGGCTGGCGTGGCCACAAGGGTAAGCTGTTCATGACCTACCTGCTGGGCTTTGGCCTGCCAATGCTGGCCGCTGACGCCATCGTGCGCAGTCTGGGTGGCGGCTGGGACGACGATGATGACGACGGCTACCTCGATGTCTTTATGTCCTGGTTCTTTGGATCACAATTGCGTGGTGCAGTTGCCCTGGTGCCGTTTGGTACTGCGGCCACCGTGCCATTCAACGCATTCAACAACAAGCCTTACGATGACCGCATGACCACCAGCCCGTCTGTATCGACTCTGGAAGGTGCGACCATCGGTGTAGTAAAGGCCGGTATCAACATTGCAGATCCTGACAAAGATGTGACGGGCAAGAATGTCCGCGACATCCTGACATTGATCAGCCTTGTGACCGGCGTCCCCGTTACCGTGCTCGGCAGGCCGATTGGTTATGCCATTGAAGTTGAGCGCGGAAAGATTGAACCAACCTCTTCTGCCGACTACATTCGCGGCCTTGCCACTGGCAAAGCAAGCGAGTCGTCGAGACAGTAAGGTACCCGTATCCACAACCAGAATGCTTAGTCTCTTCACAATTGTCCAGGAGTTCCGTCCATGACCATCAGTTCAAATAGCCGGAAAGCCGGTCCGTTCATAGGTAACGGAACAGCCGCGACTTTCCCCTTTACATTCAAGGTCTTCCAGGCTTCTGACCTGGAAGTGGTCAAACTCACGGTTGCAACCAACATCGAAACGATTTTGGTCCTCAACACTGACTTCACCGCGTCCGTCAACGAAGACCAAAACTCAAGCCCTGGCGGCACGATCACGCTGTCTGCTGGCGCCCTGGCGACCGGCTACAACCTGGTCATCACATCGGACATCGAGAACCTTCAGCCAACCGACTTGACCAACCAGGGCGGCTTTTACCCTGAAGTGATCACCGACGCGCTGGACCGTGCAACGATTCAGATTCAGCAGTTGCAAGAAGCTGTCGACCGCTCGGCAAAGTTGCCGATCACAAGCAGTGCTGATGCTGACGCCCTGGTGGCCGACATCGTGCGCCTGGCTGACAGCGCAGGCAACATCGACATCGTTGCCAACAACATCGACAGCGTAAATGATGTAGGCGACGACATCACCAATGTCAACATCGTTGCAACCAATATCAGCAATGTGAACACCGTGGCCGGTGTGTCGTCCAATGTGACGACTGTGGCTACTGACATCGCGGCTGTCAACACCGTTGCGGCTGACTTGAACGAGCCGGTGTCTGAGATTGAAACTGTTGCGACCAACATCACGAATGTAAACACCGTCGGCACCAACATTGCCAATGTCAACACAGTCGCTGGTATCAGCGCCAATGTAACAACCGTTGCAGGCATCTCTGCCAATGTGTCGACCGTGGCAACCAACAGCGCCAGCGTGGTGACTGTTGCTGGTGACATTGCCGCTGTGACTACTGTGGCCAACGACCTTAACGAGCCTGTCTCTGAGATCGAGACGGTTGCCGGTAGCATTGCCAATGTCAACACAGTTGGCACGAACATCGCAAGCGTCAACACGACTGCCGCGAACAATACAAACATTACGACTGTGGCGACCAACATCGCCAATGTGAACACGACTGCAACCAACATTGCAAATGTGAACTCGGTCGCAGGCAACTCGACCAACATCAATGCAGTGGCTGGCAACAGCACCAACATCAACGCTGTCGCAACGAACTCGACAAACATCAACACTGCCGCGACAAACATTGCCGCGATCACGACTGTTGCCAATGACTTGAACGAGCCTACCAGCGAGATCGATGTCGTTGCAAACAACATTGCAAGCGTCAACACTGTCGGCACAAACATCGCTGATGTGAGCACCGTTGCAGGCGTTGCAGGCAATGTGAACACGGTTGCAGGCATTGCACCCAATGTGACGACTGTTGCAGGCATTGCCGCGAATGTAACCACTGTGGCTGGCATCTCAACCGCTGTGACTGATGTTGCCGCGATTGATACCGATGTCACTACCGTGGCCGCGATCGATACTGATGTGACTGCTGTGGCCACTGTGGCAAGCGACATCCCAACTGTTGCAGACAATGTCTCCAACATCAATGACTACGCCAACACCTACCAAGGTGCAAAGGCAACACCTCCAACATTGCGCAACAACGGTGGCGCACTGCAAGAGGGTGACATGTACTTCAACACCACCAGCGACACGATGTTTGTGTACGGCTCTGGTGGTTGGGTGCCTGCTGGCTCAAGCGTCAACGGCACAAGTCAGCGATACAAGTATGTGGCCACCTCTGGCCAGACTTCATTTTCTGGCCTCGATGCCAATGGCAACACGCTGACCTATGACGCAGGCTTCATCGATGTGTACTTGAACGGCGTTCATTTGGACCCGACCGACTACACCGCAACGACAGGTACCAGCATCGTACTTGCATCAGGTGCGGCGCTAAACGATGAACTCTACATCGTTGCATTTGGCACATTCAATGTGGCATCGTTCAACGGCTCTGGCCTTGATGACAACACAGTCAACATCAGCAAACTGAATGCAACCGGTACACGCAACGGTGGGACATTCCTTGCTGGCGACAACACATTTAAAACTGTGGCTGTTACGCCTACTGCTGTAAGCGACCAGGCAAACTCAAGCACGGGTTACTTTGATGTTCCAACAGGAACAACCGCAGAGCGGCCAGGTACTCCATCGACAGGAATGATTCGATTTAATTCGACTCTTAATAATTTTGAGTATCACGATGGAACAAAATGGCGGCAACCAGCAGATGCTCCATATTCCGTTGAATATCTTGTAATTGCTGGCGGTGGTGGAGGTGGAGTCGGCAATAGCGGGCCAAACCAAGAGGGTGGCGGTGGCGGCGGCGCTGGTGGCTATCGGTCATCTGTATCTGGAGAAAATTCTGGTCGAGGTGCTTCTGCTGAATCAGCGCTGACTGTTTCGCCAAATACCGCTTACACAGTAACTGTTGGTGGTGGAGGTACTGGTGCAACCTCAGAAACAACAAGCGGAACGCAAGGCGCTTCTTCTGTATTTGGATCAATAACTTCTGTTGACGGCGGCTATGGAGCGGCGGCAAACAATGCCGGAGGGTCTGGTGGCGCAGGCGGTGGCGGTGGATCAAACACATCTAGCACTGCTGGATCTGGTACCACTGGTCAAGGATATGACGGCGGAACAGGTGCAACTAGCGCTCAATCTGGAGGTGGTGGTGGTGCTGGATCTGCTGGAGTAAATAGCGGAACATACACTACTGGCGGTAACGGTGGCGGTGGCGTTACATCATCAATTACAGGATCATCTGTAACACGCGCAGGCGGTGGTGGTGGTGGAAGTTATACCAGCGGATCAGGCGGTTCAGGTGGTGGTGGCACTGGTGCAAATACAGGTGCGTCTGGTACGGCTGGTACAACAAACACAGGTAGCGGTGGTGGCGGTGGTCACAAGTCTCCAAGATGGGCTGGCAATGGCGGCTCTGGTGTTGTCATTGTTCGCTACCTCGGCACACAGCGCGGCACAGGCGGCACAGTCACCAGCGCAGGCGGCTACACGATCCACACCTTCACTTCGTCCGGCACATTCACGGCATAAGGAATCGATATGAGCAAAGCACGAAATTTATCGCAGGTGATTGTCGACGCAGGTGGTGACATCAATGCATCATCGCTCGACAATGTGACGCCTGCATCGATCAGCGACAAGACCAACACAAGCACTGGCGCATTTGATTTGCCTGCTGGCACTACGGCTGAACGGCCTGCGTCTCCAAGCGCTGGCATGACTCGCATGAACACCACAACTAATGAACCTGAATGGTATGACACGGTGCTTCAAAAATGGCAACCATTTAAAGATAGAACTTATGAAGTTGAGTTTCTTGTAGTAGGTGGTGGCGGTGGCGGTGGTTACAGATACTACGCTGGTGGTGGTGGCGCAGGAGGATATCGTTCTTCTGTTCCAGGAGAGTCTTCTGGCGGAGGTGCTTCAGCAGAATCTTTGCTTGGATTAACTCTTGGCCAAGCATATTCTGTTGTGGTTGGCGCTGGCGGTGCTGGTAATGGAAACTCTGGTAGCAACTCCCAACTTGGAAATATTGTTTCTTTAGGCGGTGGTGCAGGTGGGCCTTTATCAACTGGTTCATTAAGCGGAGGAAGTGGTGGCGGCGGTGAATTAGGTAGTCCTTCTGGTTCTGGAACGACTGGACAAGGTTTTGCTGGTGGCACTCAATCAGGCGCTACTGCTGGTTCTGGTGGTGGTGGCGCATCTCAAGTAGGCCGACAAGGATCTGCTGGAAGCACAACAAGTGGCGGCAACGGCGTTGCTTCGTCAATTACAGGCACATCAGTTACACGCGCTGGTGGCGGCGCCGGAGCAATGAATGCCAATGCCTCCTATTTTGTTGCTTTAGGCGGAACTGGTGGCGGAGGAAATGCCGCCGCAGATTACATTGGAGCCGCTGTTCAAGCTGTAGCTGGAGCAACAAACACTGGCAGTGGAGGTGGTGCTGGATGCTGGAACAATACGCCAAACGGAGCGTCAGGCGGATCTGGAATTGTTGTTTTGCGTTACCTTGGAGCGCAACGCGGCACTGGTGGAACAGTAACTTCAAGCGGCGGATACACAATTCACACATTCACAACCAGTGGAACATACACGGCATAACAGGAGAAGCATATGGCACATTTTGCAAAAGTAAACAACGGGATCGTCGAGCAAGTCATCGTTGCCGATCCAGAATTCTTTGACACCTTTGTCGACTCGAGTCCTGGTCAATGGATTCAAACCTCATACAACACGCGTGGTGGCGTTCACTACGACCCAGCGACTGGCGAGCCTTCTGCTGATCAAAGCAAAGCACTGCGCAAGAACTACGCAGGCATTGGTTACAGCTATGACGCAACGCGTGATGCATTCATCCCTCCAAAGCCATACGCAAGCTGGTTGTTGAATGACGACACATGCTTGTGGGAAGCGCCTGCACCGTACCCAAATGACGGTGGCCGCTACACATGGAACGAATCAACTCAAACATGGGATGCTGTCCCAGATCAACAGCCATAAAAAGGATGAGTAATGGACCAGACGCTGTTTAACTGGGTGGTAGGTGTTTGCGGATTTCTTGGAGGCTGGGTCTTGAAAGTTATCTGGGACGCGATCAAAGAACTCAAGAGCGACATCCGCCAAATCGAGCGTGATCTGCCAGAGGTCTATGTGCGCAAGGATGATTTCAAAGAAGCAGTTCGCGAAATCAAGCAAGACATGAAGGACGGCTTCAACAAGATCGACAACACGCTGGGCCTGATATTCAAGAAACTCGAGCACAAGGAAGACAAGGAATAATGGACCATGTTGACCGATGGAAGAACAGACGACGCATGGCCTGGGCTTCCTTGGTTGCAGGCCTGGTGTTCCCTTTGCTCTTGCTCGTCACCGACTCTGCTCAACTTGGAAGCGTCGCTGGCGCGTTCTACCTTTTCGTGGGTTCTGTGGTGGGCGCGTATATCGGGTTTTCGACTGTAGATGACAAGTGGACAAACAATGCTCGACACCAAACTCAAACTGCTGATCAGCGCCGCACTTCTAATCGCAACATTCGCGATGGGATGGACAGCGAATGGGTGGCGTCTGAATTCCAAGATCGACCAACTGATCGCTGATCATGAGCGCCAGGTTGCACAAGCAAACGCAGACGCCCTGGCCAAGTACACAGTTCTCGAGCGCAAAAAACAGGAGGCCATCGATGAGGCAAACAAAATCGCACAGCGCAATGCTCGTGCCGCTACTGATGCTCGTAACGATCTTGAGCGGTTGCGCAACCAAATCGCCAACACCACAAGCAGTGTGTCCACCTCTACCTGCACCTCCGTCCGTGCTCACGCAACAACCCTCTCAACCGTACTCGCAGAATGTGTCGGACAGCTTGAAGCGGTGGCAAAAGATGCTGATGGACACGCCCTTGATTCAAGAGCGTTAAACGGGGCTTGGCCGCGATGAACGGGTTCAGACTATCTCAGCGTAGCATCGAGCGATTGGACGGCGTAGACGACCGCCTAGTCGATGTGGTGTGCCGTGCCATCGAGATCACGACCGTCGACTTTGCAGTGACCGAAGGGTTGCGCACCGTCGAGACTCAGCGCAAATATGTTGAGGCTGGCAAAAGCCAAACCATGGAGTCAAAGCATTTGACCGGTGAGGCTGTGGACCTGGTGGCGTATATCAATGGCCAGGTGTCCTGGGAACTGAATCTGTACGACAACATCGCCGATGCGATCAAGCAGGCCGCGATTGAAAAGAATGTAGCAATA